CGACGCGCTGATCGATTTCCTCAACGCTTCCGCCGATGTGAACATCGCGAAGGCGCGATATACCGCGGCGGGAACGGTCATCACCATGACCTCGGTTCTCGGCGGCGTGGCGGGCAATGCCTACACACTCGCGGCCGTCGGTCCGGTCATGGTGGTGGGCGGCGCCACGTTCGCGGGCGGCGCCGCGAATACCGGCAACGGCGCATTTACGCTCGACCCGACGACGCCCATTCTCGCCAACGCGACCCCTGGCGTCTATACGGCCAAGTGCACGGTTGCCGGCGCGAACGCAGCCACGTTCCGCCTTACCGATCCGAACGGCGCGGTGCTACAGGACGGCGCGTACAACGGCGCGGGCGCTTCGGCCCCGTTTGCCGACCGGATCAAGTTCACCATCACCGACGGCGCGACCGACTTTGTTGTCGGTGATGCGTTCTACGTCACGGTGCTCCTGGGCGCAGGCAAATACAAGCTCTCCGTCGCGACAGCTCTCGATGGCTCGCAAAAGCCGAGCGCGATCCTCGCCGACTACGCCGATCCGAGCGCGGGCGACGTGGTGTGCGCGATCTACCTCACCGGAGAATTCAACGCGAACGCGATCAACTACGACGCGAGCTGGGAGCCCTCGGCGCTCCTTGCCGCGCTGCGTCCGTATTCGATCTTCCTGCGCTCGGTGCTGCCGGCCACGGGCACGATCATCAACAAGTAACGCGCTAGCGGCTTTTGCCATTTCGTTCGAAGGAGTTTCAAATGAAAAATTCAGCAAATCTATTCCGGCCGCTGCTCACCATCGCCGCATTTTTCGTGTGGCTATACGTGCTCGCACGCTGGTTCGTGGGCGAGATTGGCGAAGCGCTCTTCGTGCGCCTCATGCGTGGTATGCTGCGACTCGGGCTGATCCAGACACTCGATATTTTCGACACCAACGTGCTCATCAAGGTGGTGCCGACCTTGCTGCTCTCGCAGAATTGGCTCCTCGACAAATTCTTTCCCAGCATCTACAGCTCGGATTCGGAGTTTGTTTCAATCGACGTAGACATCGGGAAGCGTCGCATGTCGCCGTTTGTCAGTCCGCTGGTCGCCGGCAAACTGGTCGAGCAGCGCACCTACCAGACCAACACGTTCAAGCCTGCGTATATCAAGGACAAACGCGCGCCGGATCTTCGCAAACCCGTTCGCCGTCAGATCGGCGAGCGCATCGGCGGTGAGCTGACCGGCGAAGAACGAATGATGGCGAACCTGCAGTTCGAAATGGCGGATCAGATCGACATGCTGAACCGGCGCCTGGAATGGATGGCGGCGCAGGTGCTGCAGGCTGGATCAGTCACGATTGCTGGTGACGGCTTTCCAACGGTGTCCATCAATTTCAACCGTGATCCGAGTCTCACTATCACGCTCATTGGCGCCGATGACTGGAATGCCGTCGCGACGACCGCCACCCCGGCGTTCGACATCGAGGAATGGTGCAATCAGGTGTTGCTCCTCTCCGGCGCCGTGATTACCGACCTTGTGTTCAGCCCGAGCGCGTGGCAGTTTTTCCTCGCCGACCCGCGCGTGCGTGATGCGGTGGTGCTCGATACGAGTCGCGCGCGCGAACTGAACAAGATGGGCGCGCAGGTGGAACTGGGCGTTCGCGTGCAAAAAGGCGCGATCTACAAAGGCAATTGGGGCGGGTTCGACTGCTGGATCTACAACGATTGGTATCTCGACGATACCGGCCTCGTACAACAGCGCATGTTGCCCGATGGCGGCGTGCTCGGCTGCGGCCCGGACTTGATGGGCACGCGCGCTTTCGGGCAGATAATGGATCCGGATTTTAACTATGGTCCATTGCCGTTCGCGCCGAAAACGTGGGTAGAAAAAGACCCGGCGCAACGCTTGATCCTGATGCAATCCTCGCCGATCGTCATTCCGGCCCGCGTCAATGCCGCATTCTACGCCACGGTGACTGCGACTGCCGGCATGGGCGCACTGCCTGCGCCTGGCATCCTGTAACCAGATGAGGCCATGAAAAGAAAGCACCCCGGCATCCGTCGGGGCGATTTTATTTCCCAACATTCGGGGGCACCAATGGCAAGTGAGAAGCAAGTCGAGTCGCAGGGCGACCCGCAAATCGAGTTGCAGGTGGCAAAAGGCCGATCGATCCACAAATCCACCGGTAGGAACATCCTGAAGGAGAAAGACGGCAGCCACCGGACGAGTCCGAAACGCTTCATTGTGTTCCCGGAAAAACTGCAGTGTTCGCCCGAAGTGGCGGAGTTCCTCCTTCGCACCGGCGTTTGCATCGACCCGACAAAGCCGGTACCGGAATTCAAGATTCTGCCCGGCACCACGTCAACCCAGGTTCTGTCGGCGTAATGCGAAATGGCGATCGACTGGGATGCGCGCGTCGTAGCGCCGTGCGTTAGGGTGCTCGGTGAACCGATCACCTATCGCCCAGCGAACGGCGTGCCATACCAGATCAGTGGAGTTTTCGATAACGCCTATCGCGAGATTGACGAGCTGACAGGCGAATTGGTGCCACTGGTAGCGGCCATCCCGGTAATCGGCGCGAGGATGGCTGATTTCAACATCCCGCCCGCGCAGGGTGATCAGCTTACGGTGCTCGGCAACGGGCTTTCCTACGTCGTAAAGGAACAACGTGCGGACAGTCACGGGCACGTATTGCTGAAGTTGAATCGGACCACTGCGTGACGACATCATCCGATCTGCGGGCTCTGGCGGTGGCAGCGGTCACGCGCACGGCAATCGTGCCGGCCGGCAGCGTGTTCTCCCCGCGCGATTGGCCGACCTATGCCGGGCAGTATCCAATGATTCTGTTGCAGACCCCGCGCGAGGAAAAGGCATCGCTTGGCCGGAACGTCCCACAGTTCACGACGACAGTGGTTCTAAAGATTACGGCGCGCGTCAAGGCTGCGGCGTCCCCGGCCGATGCTGGCGCGATTACAGCGGAAGTGGCGATTGAGGCCTTGAAAATAGCAATCGAAGGGGCGCTGATCAATGATTTTGATCTCACTGCCGCCATTCAGCAGTTTTCCTTCGTCAATTCCGTGATCAAGGTGGACGCCGAGGGCGAATATCACATCGGCGAGCTCGTGCAGGAGTACGGACTCGAAATCTACCAGGGGCCGGAAGATTTCGCGAGGCCCGTTGCCATATCGCTTGATGAAGTCACGTTGACCGCTGCCGAGCCAGCGGGCACGGTTCGACCAGCAATCGAATTACCAGCCTTGCAATCCTAAAGGGGACACATTATGCACATCCAAGTGAAACGTGGTTTCGTCATCCGCGACCCGCTGACGAAAACGTATATCCCATTGGAGGGGTTGGACGTCCCGGACGCTGACCTGTTCTACGCGCGCCGGCTGGCTGAGGGCAGCGTTGAAATTGCTGAATCGGCAATCCCTCGTGACGCGGCCAAGCAGGAGCAGAAAAAATCATGATCCCATTCAAACGAATCCCCGAAAACCTGCGCACGCCGCTCTTTTACGCGGAAATCGACCCGTCGCACGCGAACACGGCCCAGGTGAGCCAGCGCGCGCTGATTATCGGCCAAATCATCGCCGGCGTCGGTATCGCTACGCCCAATATCCCGACGATTTCGCAAGGTCCGGCCGATGCGAGGGTGCAGGGTGGGCCCGGATCCATGCTCGCGCGCATGGTGGCGGCATACGCCAAAAATGACAGCTTCGGCGAGCTTTGGCAGTTGCCGCTCGCCGATCCGGTCACGACTGCAGCAGTCGGTTCGATCAACCTCACTGCGCCCGCCACGGCACCGGGCACACTCAACCTCTACATTGCCGGTACGCGCGTCCAAATGGGGGTCACGGGCAGCCAGACGGCAGTGGCGCTTGCTACCGCGCTCGCTCTCGCCATCAACGCCGCCGTGGACCTTCCCGTGACCGCCGCGGTGAATGGCAGCGTCGCGACCACAGTCGATCTGACAGCGAAGAACGTCGGCGCGCTTGGCAACGACATCGACATCCGGACGAATTTTCAAGGCAACGCCGGCGGCGAGGCCTTGCCGGCGGGCATGGCGATCACGATCGTCCCGATGGCAGGGGGCACCACCAGTCCGTCCTTGACCACGGCGCTCGCGAATCTGATGGACATGCCCTTCGATTTCATTGTCATGCCGTACACCGATACGACTTCGCTCGATGCGATGAAGGCGTTTTTGAACGACACCGCGGGCCGGTGGTCCTGGGCGGTGCAGGTGTACGGGCACGTATTCTCCGCCTACCGGGGAAACTACGCCGCGCAGGTGACGCTCGGCTCCGGGCGAAACGATCAGCACGCCTCGATCCTCGGTTTCTACGACTCGCCGACATCGGGCCCGGAATGGGCGGCGGCGATGGCGGGCGCCGCCGCCGTGAGCCTGCGCGCCGATCCCGGCGTGCCGCTACAGACGCTCGCGCTCGAAGGCGTGCTCGCGCCGCCCCTTGCGAGCCGCTTCCCGCTCTCCGAGCGTAACACGCTCCTCTATGACGGCATTTCGACCTATACGGTCGCGACCGATGGCACGGTGCAACTGGAAAACGTAATCACGACCTATCGGCTCAACACCTTCGGTCAGCCTGATAACAGTTACCTCGAAATCGAGACGATGTTCCTCTTGGCCTTCGTGTTGCGGTTCCTCGCGATCCGCATCACGAGCAAGTTCTCGCGCGTGAAACTCGCAGCCGATGGCACGAGGTTCGGCCCCGGTTCGAACATCGTCACGCCGGCGATCATCAAGGCCGATCAGATCGCAGCCTACGGCGAGCTCGAGTTCAGGGGCATGGTGCAGAGAGCCGATCTCTTCGCGAAGAACATCATCGTGGAACAGAACGCGACGAACCCGAACCGCGTGGACGTACTTTGGGCCGGAACGCTGATCGATCAACTGCGCATTTTCGCGCTGCTCGCTCAGTTCCGCCTGAATTAATCGCTGGTCTCTAGGAGAGCCACTATGTCGCTAACCCCAAATCGCCTCGCCGGAACCGCGAATCTCACTGTCGACGGCGTGCCCTACCTGCTCGTGGGAGAGTTCGAATACAACCCGAGCGCCTTCACGCGCGAATCCGCCGTCGGCATGGATAGCGTGCACGGTTTCATTGAAAAGCCGAACACGCCGCATATCGGCGGCACGCTGCGCGATTCTGGCGGCCTTTCGGTCGCCGATTTGAATGCCATGGACAACGTGACTGTCGTCGCGATGCTCGCCAATGGCAAGACAATCATCGGGCGCAACATGTGGACGGTTGAGTCGCAGACCGCGAAGGCCACTGACGGCACAATCGAAGTGAAGTGGGAAGGCCCGAGCGTGATCGAGGCGTGAGCATGGAAGACACGAAAACCATCACGTTGATAAAAGCCGTGCAGTTGGGCGATCCGGCGAAGGGCGGCATCCTCTACGATCACATTGACCTGTCTGAGCCGACCGCAGGGCAACTGGAAAAGGCGAGCCGCGCCGATACCCCGATCGGCGTGGCGGTCTCGCTGATCGCGCTGAACGGAGGAATACCGCGCGCGGCGGTGGAGCGATTCTGCCAGCGCGATATGCAGCAATGTCACGACTTCCTCGAGTCTTTTCAGCAGCCCGCCCCGGCGACTGGCTCGACATCCTCGCAGAGCTAGCGAAGTTCTACGGCTGGGCGCCGGGCGATGCGTGGGGATTGACATGGAGTGAATTGTGTTTCTGGATGCGGCAGGCGGAACGAATGACGAAGGCACAAAATGAATAATTTCACAATCCGCATCACGGCAATCGACAACGCCACGAAGTCAATCGTCGCCATCAACAATTCGGTCTCCAAGCTCGCGCGCCCGCTCACTGAACTGGGCCGCTCGTTCTCCCGCATGGGTTCGGCGCTTGGTATTTTCGAATTAAAAAAATTGGGCATCCAGGCGGGCATCGCGGGCTCCGCGGTCAGCATTGCCGGTTTCGCGATTTACGAATTCATGGCGCACTGGGCGGCTCTCGGATGGGAGATAAACCGCACCGCCGTCACTCTCGGTGTTTCCGCCGTGACTCTGCAGCAATATCGCGGCGCAGCGCATCTGGCGGGCGTGTCCACCGAAGATCTGACGGGCGGCATGAAAACGCTGGGCGATACGATGCAAGATGCGTTGATGGGGCGCAATTTTAACGCGGCCTACATGCTCCAAAGACTAGGCGTCACCGTGCATCACCTCGCCGACGGCACGATTGATACCGTGCGCGGATTCGAGGATCTGGCCGTTGCGATTCACGCCATCAAGAGTCCGCAGGTGCAGGGATTGGTGGCGCGCACGTTCGGCCTTGAAGCGTCGCTACCTTTGATGCGCATGTCGAAAGCGGAACGAAAGGAATTCCTGGAATTCTCAAAACGCGTCGGCGCAACCATGAGCGAAGAGGATACGAAGCGAGTAGGCGAATTCGGTAGCTCCCTTGCTCGCCTGGGCGAACAATTGCTCGGCGTCAAAAATACGATGGCCATTGACTTCCTTCCGACCGCAAACTCGCTGGTGTCCACATTCCGCTCATGGCTTGATACGAACAGGGAACTTGCCGCCACATTGGCATCGGGGCTTGGTTTAGGCGCGCTCGTTCTCGGGATCGGCGCGCTCAGTGCGGCGCTGCTCAATCTTGCGTTGTCCCCGGGTGGCTTGTGGGTCACGGCCTTGTTGACCGGCCTTGGCTCAGGCTACGTCCTCGGAGCGCTGATCAATAAATTTCTAATCAATCCAGCAATGGAAATTGCTACCGGGCAGCAAGGAACGACTCTTGGTTCGTGGCTTGCCGATAAATTTGACAACAGCAACACGGGCATAGGGACGACCAGCGGCGGGAAGATTGGAGGCAGAGCCTACAGCGCACCACGCGACGCCGGCGCGTTCGATATGTCTGCAGGACTGGCAGCAGATCGCAAGGCATGGAACCCGTCCGGAAACAAGATCAAGAGCCGCGTGGAAATACTGCAGCAGGAAGCGTTCGAAAATCCTGACGACCCGATGTTGAAAAAAGAAATCGCGAACGAGCAAAAGGTGCAGGTCGAAGTAATCATCCACAACGCGCCTACCGGCACCACGGCGACGACGCGTACGAGCGGGGGCGCCATCGGTCGCGCCCGCATCGGGCACGCACTCTCAGGCGCCCCGGGGTGAATCCCGCCATTCTAAGCAGTTCGAACGCGCGCGCGCCTGCTTGGTATGCGGGTCTGCAGAAGGCGGCTTTTCGCGGAATCCCGTTTGCCGTCCGGAGCTCCGACAGTCATTGGGGACGGCGTATCGCGGTGCATGAGTACCCATACCGCGATACGCCGTGGGTCGAGGATTTGGGCCGCTCCACGCGGCGCCTTACGGTCTCGGGATTTCTGATCTCGAACAGTCTGATCTATGGTGGCGGCGACGTCATCGCGCAACGCGCGCGCATGGTGGCCGCGTGCGAGACGGCAGGCACCGCAATCCTTGTCCATCCGACGCTCGGGCAAATCTCTGTTAATCTCGCTGCAGACGGATTCAATATCAGCGAGCGCTGGGACGCGGGCCGCTATTTCGAGATCGTGTTCAATTTGATCGAATCCGGTGCACTGCTATTTCCGAGCATAGGCACCGCAACCGGTGATCTGGTAGGCGAGGCGGCAAGCAAACTGGACGAGGCCTCGGCCTCGCGTTTCTCGGCGCGCTTGGGCGCCATGTCGCTTCTTGGCCAAGCCGTCTTCGATGCGCTGTCCCTCGCGTCGCGCGCGTTCGGCGCACTCGTTGATCGCGCCGCGTGCGATGCCACGCGCACGTACAACATGCTTGGCGAGTTGCCTGGAATTCACGGCCTCTATGCCGGTAGTGGCAACCAGAACGTGCTCGGTTCAGCCGGTGCGAGCGCACCGCGCAAGGCGCTGAAAGCCGCGATCCCGCAAACCGCGCAGAGCCTGACATCGACCGCGGCGGTGACGCGCTCCACCGTGGGTTCGGCGATTGCCGCCATGGATGTGGCGGGCGCAGCAGGCGGAGCATTTGCCGGCGCATTGCAAGCCGCGATTGCCGCGCTCGCCAAAGCAGTCGTGAATCCGGCCGATGGCCTTCGTCTCTTCGCTGACCTCTCTGGGTTCACGCCGGACAATTCGGCGCCGGGTGCCCAGGCGGGCGCCGCGCAGGGTGCGGCCGGCGACCTTGCCAGGCGTGCGGCAATCGCGGCGCTCGGGCGCGCGGTGGCAGCGTATCAGCCATCGTCCTACGATGATGCCGCCGCGGCGCGAACCTTCGTCGTAACGGTTATCGAGCGCGAGATAACGATTGCCGGGGACAACGCGGAGGATGACACCTACAACGCGCTGCGGGTACTGCACCAGGCTGTGGTGCAGGATCTCAATACGCGCGGAGCGAGCCTCGCGCCCATGAAAATATTCACGCTGCACGCGCCGCTGCCTTCGCTTGCCGTGGCGTACCGGCTCTACCAAGACATGTCGCGCTCGGATTCCATGGTGCTGCAATCGCGCGCGCGGCATCCCGCTTTCATGCCGACTTCATTTCTGGCGCTTGCGCGATGAGCGGCGCCGACCTGACGCTGAAGGCCGGCCCGGACGCTAAATCCATGCGGGAGATTAGCGGCTGGACGCGGGTGCGCGTGACACGTGGCATTGAACGGCTGCCATCTGACTTCGACCTCGAGCTGACCGAGCTGACGCCAGAAGATGCGCAACTCATCATCGTCAACCCGGGCGATCATTGCCAGATCCTGCTCGGGGGCGACCTGGTGATCACGGGCTACATCGATCGCGTGATCCCACACATCGCGCCGCATCAGCACAGCATCCGCGTGACGGGACGCGGGAAGTGCCAGGACCTGGTTGATTGCGCCGCCATCATCGATCACAGCCAGGTCTCTTCGACCACTGCGCTGCCCCTTGCACAGACGCTCGCGAACAAGTACGACATCACTGTGACGTCGACCATACAGGAAACGCTGGCAATACCGCAGTTCAACATCATGCAGGGCGAGACTTCGTTCGAGGTGATCGAGCGCGCCGCCCGCTATTCGGCGCTCCTCGCCTACGACGAACCCGACGGCAATTTGCTCCTCACGCGTGTCAGTACGGACAAAGCGGCGAGCGGATTTACGCAAGGGGTGAATATCGAGGAGGCGAACATCGAATATTCCCAGGATCAGCGTTTTTCAGAGTACGTCGGATTCATGGTGAGCCTTGACGTGCTGAACGATCTGGCTTCGAGCGGCGGGAGCAACCAGCAATTGCTCGTAACCGATGAGGGCGTGAAGCGCTTGAGGCGCAGGGTCGTGATCGCGGAAGGTCCGGCAGGCCCGATTACGTGGCAGGCGATGCTGGCGCTACGCACGGTGTGGGAAAAGAACCGGCGCGCCGGCCGCTCTGAAGTGGTGCACATCACCGCCGACAACTGGCGCGATTCCGCCGGCGTGCTCTGGACCCCGAATACGCTCGCGCCGGTGAACCTGCCTGCGCTCAAACTGCCACCGGACGCCATGCTGCTGATCGGCGAAGTGTCCTATGAGTTCGATGATGGCGGCACGCATTGCAGGCTCACGCTCTATCCGCCAGACGCGTTCAGTCCGCAGCCATTTGCGCCACGCGGTGCGCCCGTCGATGTGCAGCAGAATCCGGGGCTATGATGGAAATGCTCGACTCGCTCGAACGCATTTGGCGGCGCATGCTCTACGTCATCGGGCGCGGCAAGGTGACGCTCGCCGACGACACCCAAGGCGTCCAATACCTGCAGGTGCAAATGGGCGCGCTCGAGACGCGCGACAATACGCCACGGCTCGCGGAATTCGGATTCGCCTCGGTACCGCCCGTGGGGAGCGATGTGATTGTGGTATTCATCGCGGGCGACCGTTCGAACGGCGTGGCGATTGCGAGCGGGCACCAGGGGTCGAGGCCCCGAGGCTGGCTCCCAGGCGAAGTTGGGATCTATGACGACATCGGCCAAATGGTCAAGTTGGCACGCACTGGCATCGTGATCAGCGCTCCGCTCGGCTTCACGATCAATGGCAACGTGGTCGTCAATGGAACCGTCGAGAGCTCGGGCGAGGGCACGTTCGAAGGCATCAAGGTCAGTACGCACACGCACTCCGAACCCGGCGAGACTAGCCCTACCGGGCCGCCGATAGGCTGAGGCATGAGCGATATTTCGACATTCTGGGATATTTCGCGTTCGGTCGGTGACTGGCAGTTGCAAGGCGCCGCGCTCGCGAGCGGCAATGATCTCAGCACGGCGGTATTGATTTCGCTTTTTACCGACCGCTTCGCTAATCCCGATGACATTATTCCCGATGGCACTGACGACCCGCGCGGGTGGTGGGGCAATGCCGGGCAGGAAGTGCTGATCGGATCACGCTTGTGGCTTCTCGCGCGTTCCAAATTGACCGAAGAGATAGCCAGCCGCGCGCGTGATTATGCAGCCGAGGCACTGCGCTGGCTGCAGGATGATGGCGTGGTTGCTGATATCGAGATCACCACAGAGATTACCCCGCCCGCCATGTTGGGCACGCAGATCGTGTTTACGAAACCGGATGGCAAACGAACGGCGTTAAATTTTTCATGGATCTGGTCTGGCATAAATACGCTGGCATCACCGACCGGCGGTTGGGCCGCGTTTGATTATGTCCCGAATGTTCCTACCGGACTCACCGCTGTGGGCGGCGCTGGAGCGGTAACGCTGACATGGAATTCAATTGCCGGCCTTACGTACAACTTGTATTGGTCGGTCGCGCCAGGTGTCACCCCCGCGAATGGAATCATGATTGCCGGTGTCTCTAGCCCTTTTGTCCACCCCGGGCGCAATGAGATCGCCACGTACTACTACGTGCTGATCGCAACAAACGCCGCTGGAGAGAGTTCGCCATCTGCGCAGGTTGAAGCAATGGGAGAGGTGCTGGACATTAATGAATTGCTAGGTCGGCTTGCGCAGTTCGCGAACACCGACACGCTTGTGCTAGTGGGTCTTTGATATGTGGTCTTGAAGCAGAAACACTACTGAAGATAAAAATGTCATCCCTCAACATAGTTGACCTCAATAACGCCAAGACGGGCGCAATGACCACATTGCGGATTTACCGATTTATTGATGGCGGACGGGGCAACGCTGGGCGTGACGATGGTCGATCAGATCGCATCTATTATCACTGTGGACGTGTACTCGCTCATTTTCCCCGCTCGCACTCTCGTTGGAACTATTTCGGTTGCGTCCAATGCCGCCGGAGCTAATTTTGCGAGCGGAAATCCTACGTCAGTGCCTGCTGGCACGGGATACGAGTTTGTCATCACGTCGGCAACCTCTGGCGCTGCTCCACTTATTTGCACGCTGACGCCAGTTTGATAGGTTGATCTAAAGCGACTTCGGCGCATTTCGACGCCCGCCTGGTGCACACCGCGCGGGTGTTTTATGGAGACAGATCCAAATGCCGTTCCCGCGTCCATCGCTCACCGAAATCCGCAATCAAGCCGCGGCAGATGTTTCATCAAATCTGCCCGGCGCCGATGGACTCCTGCGATTTTCCAACATGCAAATTCTGGCCACGTCCTTGGCCGGCATGATATACGAGGAATACGGCTACACGGACTGGATTGCGCTCAATGCGGTCCCCTTCACTGCGACGGCCGAATTCCTCGAAGGTTGGGCGGCGCTGCGCGACGTGTTCCGCTTACCGCCATCACCCGCAATCGGCACAGTCACGTTTACTGGCACGCCTGGGGCCTCCATACCGGCCGCTACAAGGCTCTCGCGCGGCGATGGCTACGCATACATCACGAACACCGATGCGACGGTTGGCGGAAGCGGTACGGTCACGGTAGCTGTAACGGCGGTGCTACCGCCAATCGACCCGACGAACAATCCAGCCGGCAACGGCGCGCTTGGCAACATGGACGCCGGGACCGCGCTGACCCTCGCCAATGCGGTGACCGGCGTGCAATCGTCCACAATCGCGGCAAGCACCTTCACGGGCGGCGTTGACGTTGAGACCGATGACAGCATGCGCGGGCGGATGCTGCTTGCCTACCAGAATCCGCCGCACGGCGGGGACCGCTCTGATTACATCGTCTGGGCGCGGGAGGTGCCAGGCGTTACCCGCGCGTGGACAGTGCCGAACGGCATGGGCGCCGGAACTGTGGTGGTGTATTTCATGATGGATGTGGCCGAATCCGCGCACCAGGGTTTTCCGCAGGGCGCAAACGGCGTGGCCACGGACGAAACGCGCGGCGGAGCGATCGCAACGGTGGACCAGCTCGCTGTCGCCAATTACATCTATGGCGTGCAGCCAGTGACAGCGACGGTGTACGTCTACGCCCCGGTTGCGGGCGCAGTCGATTTCACGATTCACGGCATCCCCGGCGCGAGCGCGGCGACGAAGGCTGCGATTTCGGCTGCGATCGCCGGCGTGTTCGCGCAGTACGGCGCGCCTGGCGGCGTCGTGGATTTGTCCTACCTTGAGAGCGCGATCGGCGCCGTGCCCGGCACGACAGGATTTATCATCACGACACCGGCCGGGAACGTAGCGAGCGCAGTCGGTGCAATTCCAACCGTCGGCGCCATTACGTATCTATGAGCACGCCGAATCTCTCCAACGCGGATTTTACGGCAGCGCTGCTCGCGCTCCTACCGCGCGGCCGCGTCTGGCCAAGAGACATGGACTCGGTGCAGGCGTGCGCTGTCAGCGCCTTCGCGCCAACGTTCCAGCGGCATCTGGCCGGCCTCGCGGCGCTCTTAGTCGACGCGTTCCCCGCCACGAGCGTTTTTCTCCTGCCGGAGTGGGAAGCAACGCTCGGACTGCCAGATCCGTGCTCTGGGCCGCAGCCGACCCTCGCGCTTCGCCGCGCGCAGGTGATGGCGCGGCTCTTCGATCCGGGTGGGCAGTCGGTGTCCTATTTGATCGCGGCGGCCGCGGCACTCGGTTACACCATCACGATCGACTATCCGGCAACGCCATTTCGGGTGGGTCACTCGCGCGCTGGAGATGAACTTTTCGGGCCGGCTTGGGTGCACGCGTGGCGCGTCAACGCACCGGCAGTGACCGTGCGCGAATTCAGAGCGGGACAATCCGCCGCCGGCGAGCCGTTGCGCTATTGGACGAATGCAATCCTGGAATGCGAATTACGCGCGCTCGCGCCGGCGCACACCGTCGTACAGTTTTCATACTCGTAAGGAGTCCCATCATGTTCAGAATCGATGATGCGAGCGCGCAAGGCTCACTTCCCGCCCCGGAAGCCGCTGGCGCTGAGGCCTATTTCACCGAGGGGAATCCGATTGGCCCGGTGCCAGCTACGCCCGTGCGCGCATCCTGGCTCAATATGATCCAGGAGGAATTGCGCGCGATCGTGGTGGCTGCGGCTATTATTCCTAGCAAGTCCATCTATAACCAGGTGCTGACGGCGATCAATGCGTTGATCGCTGCTATGCCCAGATTGGGTGTGGGGCAGTCGTGGCAGAATATGACCGCGAGTCGCGCAATCGCCACTGTGTACACGAATACGACGGGCGGGCCGATTATGCTGAGCATCAATGTCAATGAGGCGAGTTTTAACACACTGGTCGTGGGAGGCCTTACGGTAGTGAACACTACCCTTGATGCGAATGCGGGAAGCTATCAGATAACGAGCGTTATTCCGAATGGGACGTCCTATTCAATGGGAACCCCGGGGACTATTCTTTCATGGTTTGAACTTCGGTAGTAGAGGAGAAAAAAATTATGCGGCACTTCAAGGACACGGTGACAGAGAAAGTATGGTCCTTCGATGACGATGTTGTTGTAAGCCAGTCCGATGGCATTTATGTTTTTGCCACCAAGGATTCAATCCCCGTCAACGCGCCCGCCACGTTGCGGCCGTACACACCGCCCGCGCCGCCCGCACCAACACCGCGTCCGGATGTTGGCGGATTCATCGATGCGCTCAAGACCGCCATGGGCGGCATCGTCGGTGCGAATGCGCTCGCGAAGGCATACCCGCTTTTCTACCCGGCGCTGCAGACTGGAAACTGGGCTGATGTGCAGGCCTTACTAGCTGACGCGCACGCGACCGGTGCGCTCACGGAGGCGCAGTATGCGGCGTTTAAGACGCTGGCTGCGACGCACAACATTCCTGTGGAGCCGGTGTAGGTGCGCGGGCGTTTCCATTCATTCGCCGCTGACAGCGCCCGCGGCGCGATGGCGTACCTCGTCCAGGAACTCGATATCGCCGCCGACCCGCAGTACGTGACGATTCGGGCGATCAACTACTCCGACACGTACTATCAGATGGACACCGCGTCCATTCCGGCCAAAGCCACGATCATCAACTAGAGAGCAAACATGCCAGCCATCACCCTCACTGATCTGAACAACGCCAAGATCGATGTTGACGATTGGAAAGAATTCATGACGTCGGCGAGTCCGACGTACACCGACCGTCTGGGGAATGTCAGGCCGACGCTCGTGGCGCTTCAAGTTGAGTTTCCAAACGCCTCGGCCAATGCGGCAGCGGCAGCGGCGAGCGCGGCCACAGCGACGGAGGAGGCAGCCATTGCGATTGCGCAGGCTGTGTTGGCGACTACCAACGGAGTGGCACAGGTAGTGCTGGCTGCGACACAGGCCGATCTCGCTGCGACGAACGGAGCGACGCAAGTAGCGCTTGCAACTGTGCAGGCGGGGCTTGCCACTACCAACGGAGCGGCACAGGTAGATCTTGCAACCATACAAGCAGGGTTGGCCACAACGAACGGGGCTGCGCAGGTGACATTGGCGACGGCCGCAAAGACCGCTGCCGAGGCTGCACGCGATGCATCGTTCGTGACCGGGCCGAAGTATGCGACTGAGGCGCTAGGCCGAGCCGCCGTCGCGGACGGCGTGAATTTCATGGTGCAGGGCAACGGCACGGACATCGCTGCCTACGAGTATAGGCGGACGAACAGCACGACATCGGTGCTCCTGACCACATACCCCAGCGTCGCGGCGCTCATTATTGCCTCCTACGCCGAATCCTCGCTAATGCCTCCTGCACTGATCAATAAGGGACTTACGCTCAGTTCGCTGTGGGGATGGCTCTCCAAAATCTATGACGTTGGCGTGAATCTGTTCGATGCCAGTCGGACGACCGCGGGCCAGATTCCCAACTCGACGGGCACTACGGGCGGCAGCGGCACGTTTAGCACTTCGCACCTGATCCCCGTAACACCTGGAGTTGACTACCGGCGCACATCCGGCGGCGCAGGCGAGTATCTGCAATGGTTCGATATCAACGGCGCCTTTCTCTCCGCCGTCATTGGCACAACACCACTGACAGCCCCTGCCGGCGCGTTTTGGGCGCGCACGTCGGTAAGCACGGCTGCGGCCGGCAGTTTCATGTTCACGGAAACGAGCAAGTGGCCCGCCGCGTACACCGCGTTCAAGCGGACGCTCAAGATAGCCAATAATCCTATCCCTTCGTTTGCCGAATTGACGACGGCAGATCCTAGCGTGATCCCGACCGGCGTCACCCTGAGTTCCGTATGGAGTTTGATCAGCCGGCTCTATGTCACTGGCGCCAATCTGTTCGACGTTTCCCGCGTCGTTCCACTCAGTATTACAACCGTGACAGGCGGCGTATCTGTGCATGGATCGGCTGGCGTGTCGCACCTCATGCCGGTAACGCCGGGGGTGGACTACAAACGCTCACAATCCGGAGTCGGGTGGTACCTGCAATGGTTCACGATCGATGGCGCCTTCATCTCTGCCGACACCACCCAAACCGCAACGGCCCCCGCTGGTGCGTTTTGGGCGCGGATGTCCTTTGGAAGTGGCGGGGCGAACGGAATGTTTACCGAGACGGCCAAGTACCCCGCTGTATTCGCCGCGTTCCAGCGTTCGCTGCGCGCAGTGCTGAATGTCGAAAAAACCGCGCTCGACCCAAATCAACGTAGCTCCGCCTACAAGCCAACCACGCATGGGCAAATGCTCGACTATGTGGGCACCAAGATCGCACCTCAGACGAATCTTTTCGATAAGTCGCGGGTGACACCTGGTGCGTATCTGAACGCCACCGGAGGCACTAGCGTAAGCGCGAATTATGCAGTGTCACATATGATCCCGGTCGTGGCTGGCACTTCCTATGTGTCCACGCAAGCGTGGATTGCCGTGACGCCGGTCGGTGGGGAAAACGTGCAGTGGTTCGATGCTGACGGCAATTTCTTGTCGTTCTTGGCGGCACCGCAGACTTCGCTCACGGCCCCGGCTGGGGCGGCGTTTGCGCGAGTGAGTGTGATCAACACAGCGCTGAACTCGGCGACGTTCATGCCAGGCACCGCCATGCCGACGCGCTATTGGCCCTATGAGGAAGCCATCGCGCGCACAGCCTTGCCGCGAAGTGTCAGGCCAGACGTGCAGGTTTTGAGTCTCCCGCTGACGCAAGCAGACCGCATAGCGGACAACGGTGGCACGGTGTTGTCTGGCACCCTGGGTGTCGATGCCGCGATCTCCATACCATTTGAGTTTAAGCTCCCAACGGTCATTGAGTTTGATTTTAAGCTTCCTGTCGACATCCATTCGGGCGTAGGTGAGAGAGTGCTGGCGTCATTGACCGCTGATGGCAATGTTGGAGCGCCAAATCTTCAAGTCGGCATCAACTCAGTGGCCCCCACCACGCAAGCGTATGTGCCGCTATACCACTCAACTTTTTTTATTGGGGTCATTGGTTACGGTAAATACTATGGGACCGAAGCTGCTATTCAAAACGTGCTCGATCGCAGTTTGAACGGGCCCGTCGCCTTTTCTCTGCGTAAAGTGGTACCGACCGCTGCCGATGTCACCATCACCCTTGAGGTGACGGCCGCGCAGGTTCGATTGTTCGATGGCGGCACGACCCTCGGCGCATGGACGTTTGCGGCCTATCCTACCGTCACCGCGCTGATCTCACAAATGGCCACGGCCCTGGGCGCTGCCTATGTGGTCACCGCCTACGGCTCTGACGGCGTTGCCAGTACCGCGTTGGCGAGGTTCACGGCCTACGTGTGCAAATCGCAGACTGGGTGGGATGTGCTGACGAATCTCACGACAGGCGTCACGGTGTACGACAGTTATGAGGTTTTTGTTCCTGTCGTGGATTTCCAGAAGTGGCACAAAATGACGCTTGAGTTCACTTTGGTTGCCACGAATGTTGTCGTCAAACTGTATGTGGATAACATCCTGTGCTTTGGCGATCTTTCGTGGGCATTTGGGGCACTAACATTGGCGGAAGTACGCAACACCCTGTATCTGAACAAATCAACAGCAGGCACGGACGTTTATCTCAACGCCCCGACGCAGAACCTGAAAATTCACCACGACGCCGCGCCGAGAGCGCGGTTCATCGCGGTGATGAATCACACGTACATCGATGGCCCGGAGCAGGACGGCGTTGCTCCTGGCGGTGTCAGCCTAACCATGACATCGGGGCGTTTGCGGCGATTCATTATTGCTGCGAAAGCAAACGGCTGGAAGTTCATCACCATGCGCGACTTCCTCCAAATGCAGAACGGTCTGATGCCTGCTCAGGATAAGAGCATCGTCATGACGACGGACGATAGCAAATTCGGGTATGACGATGTGCCTGGGTGCCGTCAGGTGTGTGACCAGAATGAAATTAAGCAAACGACGGCCATTATTTCCTCAGCGTTCAATTTCGCAACAAACCAAACGCTGCTGAACAGGGTGATGTCGGATGGGAATGCCATCGCCTATCACGGGTATCACCACATCATCACAGAGAACATAACCTACGCTCAGTTCGTGGCCGAAATGGCATCAGCGCGTTCGACGTTTTCTGCTGCGGGGTACAAGTCCGGCGTAGCAATATACCCGTATGGCTCAGTGACTCCTGCGCAGCGTCTGTGGTATCGCAACAACGGTTTTACCGTTGGATTTTTGGCTACGGCGGGACTTTCTTCAGTCGTTCGCACCTTTGGAGAAAACCCGATGAACATTGGGCGTGGCATGTTCGATGACGAAGCGCTTTGGGCGCCGATATTGGCAACGCTGCAACAATAGCCTAGGGCAGATATGGCAACAGCGAGGCCGACAAGAGGCGCGTCCAAACCGCTGCGGCGGCGTGTGCTCGATTGCGAAGAGGACAGTGTGATGGGTGCAACGAATGAAACTATCGCGGTGCATGGCAAAACTAACGTCGTGCCAGTGGGTTGACTTTGAGGTATCCGAATGAACGAAACCGGCCTTGCGCAGCTTCTGATCGAGCACCTGGTCGGGTGGGCAGCCTACCTCGTTGCCGGGCTAACGGGACTGCTTTATTCAATTACCCGCACCGAGCTTAACGCTCTGCGGGAAGCGCTCGGGAAAACAATCAGCCGTGAGGACTTCGAGAAACACGAAGTACGGGAAGCCAATGACAGAGGTGAACGCCGTGACGCTGAGAAAAGCATACGCGAACAGGTTACGTCGCTTGACAATAGGATCGACTCAAAACTCAATTCGCTTGATGTCAAGATGGACAATAAACTGGATTCGATCCTAAACAACATGATGCAAGCGGCATTGGCTCCGCACAACCGGCGCGCCGGGGACACGTGACGAACTGTCACGGCTTCCTGCGCTCCTGGGCGTTGATCGTGCTTGCCTGCCTTGCGCTGGAAACAGCCTTGCTGCTGGCGATCGTGTCGCATTGCAACTGTCGATGGCTTTATTATTTACCGGATTGAACCTAGGTGGGCAGTATCCAGTATTTGCGCGAGCACTGGCCGGGCCAACATTCCCGAGTCTCCTACTGCTACCTGGGCCACATGAAACCGGGCCGGCTGACTGTTAGCGTTAGCAGTCAACGGAATTTTTCCGGGTCGGCTCGGCCAGAGGATTGAAACATGTATGACACGAAAACATTGTCCATCCTCTCCGCCGCGCGGTTGGGGATAGCGCTCATTGGTGCCGTCATGGCGGCGTTAGCGCACCACATTGACGCAGGTGCCCTGCAAACCCTCGACATCGCCACTGGAGCGTTTCTAGTTGCGCTCATGGCAGCATGGGGGCAATGGAATGTGCATCAAGTCGAGACGGCGGCGAAGGCGCGCGAGGTGGTCGCCCTACGAGTCGGACAGGCTATCGCTGACGGTACCGCCGGTCCGACCCCGCTTGCCGCTGCGTCCGAAGTGCCGGCGCTGATCAAGATCATCGCGCCTAAACTGCCGCCGGTTGATTCGTTGCCAGATGCGGTTCCCAATCCGCTGGCGGGGCACACATAGTCATGCTGTCCGTTGCTGAAAAACTCGCAATCGCTGTAACGGCCTATGCGCTCGTGTCCGGCGTGGTGCTCTTGATGTGCCGTTGGCTGAAATGCTGATTCCCCCGCGCATCGACTGGCCGCGTATTACGGCTGCGCTCATTGTAGTGGTGCTCGCGCTCGCGCTGCTTAGTCTGGCGATAGGATAGCCGCGCTGGTGCGGAACTAATGATGTGCATGGAGTTCTACCGCGACCAGACCGACGGCTGGGGACCGTCGGGCGGAATCGGACTGGTCGTCTTGATCGTGATCATCATACTGCTCTTGCGATGATCACCTCCCGCAGCACCGCGGATCTCTCGCCGCAGACGCAGAAAAAGGCGGACGAGCTGGTGAGCCTGTGCGCCGGCACCGGCATTGACCTCCTCATTATCAGCACCTACCGAGACCTCGAGGCGCAGGCCGCGCTCTACGCGCAGGGGAGAACCACGAAGGGCCGTATCGTCACCAATGCCCGGCCTGGCATGAGCTATCACAACTGGCGCGTGGCGTTCGACGCCATCGCGATCATCAACGGCAAGGCATTGTGGCGCGTCAGAAACGACGACCGCACGCTCACGACGCAATGGCGGGCCGTGGTTGATCTCGCGAAGGGGATCGGCCTCGAGACCGGCGCTGATTGGTCGAGTATCACGGACGACGACCATTTTCAATTTACCGAGAGCATCACGCTCGCGCAGTTTCAGAGCGGCACGGCAGCAGCATGAACGACACTGAAATCCTGCAAGGTCAGATCCGCACAGCGCTCGCGCTGATCGCCGGCGCTCTTGCCGCGCACGGCTTCTTGTCCAACGTCGCGGCCACTGAGATTCTGGGCATCGCAACGGCCATTATTCCCATTGCGTGGAGCGCCTACAGCAAGATACTGGCTAGGCGGCGGGTTGCTCTCGCGCTCAACGTCGGCTTCGTCGTCGCCGACGCCACGGTTGGACCGACACCGCTTGCCTCGCCTGAGAAGGCCGCCGCGTTGATCAAAGCGGTCGCACCGTCGATACCGGCAGTCATTCCCGCAGCGCTATCACCGATGGAGGTAAATCCATGAAACGTCTTTTCGCCGCGCTCCTCTGGCTGGTGCTATCGGCGTGCTCGGTGATCGCGACGAAGGACATTGACCAGGCGATTAGCCTGGCCGAAGCCGCGAACGACACCGAGGGGATCGCGTGCCTCCAGTCCCAACGCCTGATCTTCGGCGTCGAGTCGATCGGGCTCTTTACGATTGCGGAGCAGGCAAGGCTGATGCAGCGAGCGCTCGTCATCTGCACGGGCGTAATACCGCAACTGCCGATGCCAATAGGGGGAGGCCAACAATGAAAGTCGAGTTCAAATCGCCCCTCGATGCGCGAGAGATTGCAGAGGGCAAGTGGAAGTTACTCAACCCGCTCAAGTGGACTGTGACGAACGACGACGGGAGCACCATTGACCTGGAAGCGCCGGCAGATTTCGAGACGGACTTTTGCAGCGTGCCGCCGCCGTTCGAGAAGATCGCCAACAAAGCCGGAGCCGCCCACGACTACGCATATAAGGTTCACAGGAAGCCGCGCGCCTGGTGCGACGTCATGCTGCGCGCCGCGGTGATCGCCTGCGGGTATTCGGATGAGACGGCGGAAGCGTTTTATCTCGCGGCGCGCGCCTTCGGGCACTCGCACTATGGCTATATCCCTGACCTCATGGACCGGCGCGATCTGGTCTACAGCGTCGAGCGGCCGGTCCCGGCGCCGCCGATGGTGGACCTGCGGCCACTGTGTCCGAACGTCTACGACCAGGGGCAACTTGGTTCGTGCGTAGCCAATGCGATCGCCGGCGCCATGCACTTCGACCGCATGAAGCAACACCTACAGCCATCATTTATTCCAAGTCGCCTGTTCACATACTTCAACGCCCGCGCAATGGAGGGGACCGTCAATTCCGACGCCGGCGCCCAGATCCGCGACGGCATCAAGAGCGTGGCGCAGTACGGCGACTGTCCGGAGGCGGCGGTTGATGGGTTTCTGGGTTGGAACTATCGGATCCGTGACTTCATGATGAAGCCCTCGAAAATTTGCTACGAGCAGGCGCTGCGATACACGGCGGTGCAGTACGCCAGGGTCGAGCAGAACCGGGATGCGATGCGGCAGTGTCTTGCCCAGGGCTATCCGATCGTGTTTGGCTTTTCGGTGTACGACAGTTTCGAAGCAGCAGACGTCGCGCGCACCGGCGTAGTGCCGATGCCGGGTGCGCAGGAGCGGCTCCTCGGCGGGCATGCCGTCCTGGCCGTTGGCTACGACGACGCCACGGGCAGGGTGATCGTGCGCAACTCCTGGGGCCCGGGCTGGGGAATGGACGGGTACTGCACCATGCCCTATGACTACCTCGAGGACACGAACCTCGCGGCGGACCTGTGGACGATCCGGTTGATTGCGGCTTAAGTCGCT